GAACATCTGCCAGTGTGTTTCTGATGTTTGTCAGGCTAACCAGGCCATTCATAGGGCCGTAGTTCTGATACACTTGCTGCTGTATTTGCAGCATACCTTGCAGAGCTGCCATCTTCTCTTGCTCTCTGCCAGTACCGAGCCCCACATTAATCTGAACATCCATTTCTGTATTCCAGACACGAGGGTCAACAGGCACAAACTGACCGTTTAGGCGGATCATCTGCTCTTCGTCTATATTCTTAACGTGTAAGTTAAGAAGCAGTTTAAACATGCGGCGCATGCCTTCTGAGAGATTACGAACCATTACCTCGACTTGAGCTGCCGCAGCGTCCACAGTGGCTTGCACGCCTGATGCAGTTGTTGACTGCATGGCATTCGGGTTGAGAGCCACGTTTTGAGTGACGCCTGTTTTCTGCTCTACTAGGCCATCCATGTACTGTAATGCGCCGAGCGTTTGCCCTGCTGTAAATGGCACTGCAAGGTCTTGAACCGCACCTGGCTGTCTCATTCTCACGATTGCGCCAATCTCGTTGTTGAGCACATCGTCAATATTGACTGCGCCATCAACTATGCCAATGCGTGGATTGTTCGTCATGGCAACATTATCTAGGACGCCACGAATGATTGCTGTGGCTGCATCCTGATCGTCAAAGATTAATTCTGCTAGACTTCTTCCATACATAGTATGTGGCTCTGGATCGACTTCGAATACTGCAAAAGGAATGTCATCAACACGCTCGAAGTCTAGCAGTTTGTAAGATGAACCACCGCAGATGAAACGGTGCAATATAGGTACGCCAGTACCGTCTACGTCTAATCTCATGTAGGCTTCTGTAATTGCTACATTACGCATAGCAGGATCGCCAGACTGATCTTCATAATCGTCTTGTGCGTACCCTCTGCGCTCAATGTCTTCTGCTTCAGATATGTCAGATGCGCCGTATAGACTGTCTAGGTTGTATACATCCTCAAATGCATATCCCATTTCAACTAAATCACCGACACGCATTTCTGATCTGTGGCAGACCACATAGGCATCGTCTAGTGTTCTTGCCTGGCTGTTTACAAAAAACTCTTCTGGCGGCACGCTTTCTATTTTTAGCTTACCTTCTGGGATTTGTCGGCTAATCTGCATGGAGTAGCTTGGAACTTCTATCTCAACGCCCATGTCATCCATAGACATAGATGCTGTCATGGTTTCTTCTAAAACCGATATACCTGTATCCGACAGAATATAGGCTCGTTCTTCTTCACTTAAATCTGTGTAGCTATAGGTTTCTGTTCTGTACTTTGTTTCCCAATAGACTTTGACGATCCCTTGCTTTTTAACCAGAGCATCGTGGAATGCATCGTTTAGAACTCTAAATCCGTCATTCTGGTTAAAGACGTAATGCATATAGTCTGTTGCCTGTTCAGCAAATGCTGTGTCTTCTGGCCCCTTTGGAATGTATTCAACTGGTCTGGCTGTAGACATAAACACACGCATCAGGCTTGGCTTGACTGCACGAACAACATCTCTGACTTTAGTTGCGACTACGTTTGACCTGCCATCCTCAAAGCCTATATCAACCTCGCCATCGAAGTAGCGTTGGGCTTTTATTCTGTCTTGCGTGATTTCGCTTTCAACAAAGTCAACGGCTTGAGCAATCGCGTCCTGAACGATCCCCTCTACTTGTGTGAAACTCTTTTCTGTTGGTTCCATGTTTTACTCCAATAAGCCCATTTGTTGCGTTACTATAGGCGCTCCGACTGATACGCCTCTTTGTGCGCCTGCTGTTAGTGAAGCCGCTAATCTTTCAACTGCTGCTTGAAATGCAGCTAAACCACTTTCGTCTACAAGTGCATTTCTAACTATATCTGGATTTTCTGATGTTAAGATATTAACAATCTGCAATCTCTCTGCATCATTTAAACTTGGCGCTGCCTGTTTAACAACATCACGAATTACTCTACCTGCCGCCATAGGGCTACCGCCTAATGCTTCTGCAACATCTCCAACATTTACACCCATTCCCTGCCGAGCTTGCTGTGCGGCTGTTATGGCTGTTTGAGAACCACCTAATATAGATGTGGCTGCTTGTTGAGACTGAGCCGCTCGTTCTACAGCTTGTAACACACTATCTAATTCGTCTTGTGGAATAACTATTCTTAAAATCTGACCTTCTTTTCTGTCTGGGTCTGATAAGTTTGTCATCATGCTTCGCATACTTCCAGTACGCATTCTATTTCTTAATGCTTGAAGAACACCAGTTCTATAAGCCTTTAAAGCTGCTTCGCCTTGCCCTCTGATTTGTTCTAGTTCTAACTCAACAATATCAGGCGATTTTGAAAGAACTCTTTGGCCCTCCTGAAAAGCTTCTCGTGCGCCTCTTGTTGTGGCTGCTTTTGCTCTAGTCTCTGCCAGTTCTGGAACTGTTAGGTCTAAAGCTTCTCTTAGAGTTTTTTCAACATCTCCAAATGCTTCGCCGACTGTTCCTATGCCGCCAGGTTGAAACTCTCTTGAAGCCAAGTTGCTAATTGTTCGTCTGACAACTTCAGCTTGTTCAACTGTAATATCGTCTGCAAACTCTACAGTTCCATCATCTTTGATTGTAACAAAAGGCTTATCACCTGTTGCAGATTGATAAATTCTGTTTAAAGCAGATTGGCTTTCTGGAACATTTTTAACGGCTGTCTCTAATTCGCTAACAACTTCAGGACTAGCTTTTTGTGTTTTAAATTGAGCGTATTCTTGTCTCTCTAAAATCCTTGCTTCTTCTTCTCCAGCCTTCATGCCTCTTAAAATATTAGGGTCTTCAATTTCTGATAAGTAATCAGATATTTGAGACATTGCCTCTTCTCTTGTGAGCTGTGGCCTTGCTTCTAAAGTCTGCCTTAGTTTTGAGGCTGCTGGGCCTCCAGAAGCTCGAAAGCTTCGAACCGCATCAAGCAGTGTTCTATTTTCTGCCATAATTCTGCCACTAGCAACGCCTTCAACAATCTCATCAACCGACATTCCGCTTTCTGTTGCCAATCGTTGTAATTCGTTTTCAACAGCTTTTGATCCACGGCCTCCTATTCTACGCCGAACAAAATCAACAAGTGAAGTTGCTAAACCTGTAATATATGGCGCGACAGTTTGAACAGCACCTCCGAGAGCGCCGCCAGTAACTGTACCTATTCCAGCGCCTAAAGCTCTTTCTTCTACAGTCTCTCCAGTGCCTATACCAGTTAAAGCACCTTGAGCTGCTCCAACACCTAAAGCCCCTCTAACTCCAGAAGGGGCGGCTATTCCTAAAACTTTTGCAACTGTCGGGAACCTACTTCCTAATGCCGCAACAGTTCCTGCTCCGCCAGTAAACAATCCTGCAATCAAAGCAGGTAAAGCAGCGCCGCCGACTTCGTACGCAATAGCTTCGCCTGGCCTTGCTTGTTGGTATTCTTTAACTGCGCCTCTAACTTCTGATAAAAGCTCATTATATTCGCCAGGCCCAAGAGACCTAATTGCTGCCTCTATTTCGTCTGCAAAACCGAAAGTAACACCTTGCGCCAGAGCTCTTGTTCTTTGCGTGGGTACATATTTTTTTAACTGCTCTTGCTGCAAAGATTGATCTATAATCTGACGTTGCTTTTCTGTTAAATCCGCCATCTAGCCCTCCAAATATTCTTTGCGCTGTTCTTCAGTCATTACTGTTTGCCAATGTTTTTTCCAGTCATCGTCTGTTGGAAATCTAGCTGTATCTGGATTTTCTGGAACTTGCAGAATAGTTGGTCTTTCAGGACGAGTTCCTTTAAATCCAAAATCAGGTATTACAAGGTTTGGATCAAGACCAGCTTGTTTTGCAAAGTCTGCATATTGTTCTGCAATACTCTTATATTGATTTTCAGCTCCTGCATAAAGACGAGTTGCTCGATCAACAAAATCGGCACGTTGCGGTACAGTTAGTCTGGTTCCATCCACAACACGATTATATAAACTTCTAATTCTTTGGTCTACGCCCCCAGCGTTTTGTGCGGTAGCAAACTCACCTTCACGAACAACAGAACCTGGATCAAGAACTTTCATAAAGTTAAAGATCAAAGCCAAGTCACCAGCAGCAGATGGATCGCTAGCAGAGTTAATAACTCTGGAATATGCAGAACTAACGTCAGAAAAGTCTTTAACTGCTTTAAGCCCAGTAAACTCTTTTCTTGCATCAGCTATACGTTTTAAAAGCTTGTCAGGGTCTTCTGTCGGCTTTGGTGTTAGTCTTTGCTTTGCAATCTCAGCCATTACTTGAGAAGCCATCTGAGGGTTCTGCTGCACAATATTAGCAAGATCGGCATAACCATTGCTTCGAAGCCAATTAACTGTCTGATTTACATTAGCTGCCTGAACCCTCTGAGCCCCTCGTGCTCTAATTCCTTCACCGCCTCTCATTGTAGGCATAATCAATGGATCGAGAGCTGCGGCAAATGTTTCAAAACGACTGAGCCCTGTCTGCGGATTAATTTGACCGCCATAATCAAGAAGACCTCTTATACCGCCCATCATTCCGCCTCGTTGCTGCGGCATGTCCTGTTTCATTGTTGCTCTTAACGGCATTCCAAATGGTGCGTTTCCATCCATCGTGTTTTCTCCTTGCTTGCCAGCATACTGTAATAAACCTTTCAGCCTTGGCCCTCTAAACTGTGCAATCCCATATGCGCCCATTCCACCGCCTTCTGGGTTATAGGCTTGGGGGTTAATCATTGGGAAGCTTTCGACTTGTAAATTGCCGACTATCCCTGCGGCTTGAGCATCTGTAAATCCTTGCCCTTTAAAAAAATTGAATGCAGTCTGCACATTATCAGGAAGGTTTTCTAACTCACCTTTGTCTGCTGCTGTAAATATTTCTAAGGCATATTGTCGTCTTTTCCCCATACCTTCGCCGCCAGATCGTTCATAATTTTGTTCGAACATCTCGGCATAGTCTTGAGGAGAGATAGCAGTGCCAGAGCCGAAAGCATCTAAGGTTGCGCTCTCTGGCCCTTGTAGCTCCTGCATCATGTACTCAAGCTGAGTTTGCAGAGGTATGTTATAGTTGACTGCCATTAACCTTAAAACATTCCTGGCAAGCCTGCCGCAAATTGTAGATAGCTAAACAATCCAGGTTGTGTGCCTTCTCTAGTCGTTGATGGATATGGAACAACTCCGAGAGCTTGCAGAGGTAGACCCATTGATCTTTCTGGCTCTCCCACATAGCCCTGATACTGCCCACGAGCCGCATCAATAAGCTGCTGCTGTAATGCTTGCTGTAGAAGCCCTTGCTGCGCCTGCTGCTGCTGAATAGTTTGACCTGTTGTAAATGCTTGCTGACCAAGCCCTGCAAGTTGCTGCGC